ATTTACAAGTCATTAATGCCCGACACTCCGCCTTTAAAATCAACTGCCTGCTCAAAGGTTACGGGCACGTTAGGCGGCGACCACTGCGCCCCAGCCGGGGACAGTCCGCCCAGCAGCAGCACAAAAGCCGCTAACATTACAATGGTTGACCTGATAAAACTTTTCATTTTCGTCCTCCTTTTTCTGTTGAAATCATTTTACATTTCCCTTCTTGCTTTCACGTTTTCATTATAGATATTGAATAAGGTCTGAGCGTATTCTGGAAGTTCCAATATCTCTTTCAGCACACTTATTCTGCCAAGCAAATAGCGCCAGTCCTTTTTAATGTTGTCATCGTTACTTCCGGCTTTATCCTCAAACTCGTTTCGCTCCCCATCCAGTCTGCCCCGTATCTCGTCGAAAACTATCTTGCCGTGATAAAGTGTCGGCAGTTCTATAATTGCCTTCAGCCGCAGCATTTCATCGTCTGTGTTGGTCTCATGCCGGGCCATGCGCTGAGACAACAGCTTTTTTTTCATTGCGGTATGCCCGGCGGCGGCATCCCTGCGGGGACCTGTACGGGTAACTGACCCGGCATCGGTTGCTCTGCTCCGTTTCCGCCCTCGCCGGTCAATAGCACCAGATCAGTAATCCTGCCGATTTCCTTTTCCGGTATGTTTGTTGCCAGCGCAATTGCCCTCACCATCTTACTGATTTTACCGTCATAGTCCTTTTCGATGGTCTGCTTCAACTGCTCTGCCTGTTGCTGCATCTGCCCCTGCATTTCCTGCATCATCTGCTGCTGCATGGCTTCAATTGACTGCTGCTCTTCCTGCTGCTTTTCCTCGTCTGACTTTAAAAGCATGACCGGGTCTAAATCCATGCCCTTGTAAATCTCCTCAATGTGCGGTCTCAGCTTGACCTCTTTAAATAACTCCGGGTTGCTCATAACCATCTGCAAAACTTCTTTTATGGACTGAGTGCGCAATACCCTTGACTGAAACGAGCTGAACCCATTCCCGTTTATTACAAAATCACCTTTTGCGTCAGGCTTTCCGTCCAGCATGTTGTAGTGATATATTTTCTCAATTATCGGCTCAATGAAATACTCATCCACGTTGCGGATTACCTGCCCGATATATTTTCCGGCGTTTTGGACTAACTGATCAACTTCAAAAGCGGTTTGCTGCCTGACCCCTGAGGTCCCATCCATTATTTTAGGGAGGTTTGCGTCACTATCGGCCTGTGCGGTAAGCATTTGCTGTAACGACATGAGCCCTTGCGAGCAATCCGCGATGATTATCTGCTGAATTGCTGCTCTTGCGTCTTCAACATTGTCAGACAGTTCAAAGAACTTCCCGGGGTAGAAATTATTTGTCTGCCCCGGCGCAAGATAGCTTGATTTCCCGGCCAGCAGTACATTGCTTGCCAGCATCATGTTATCAATCAACAGCCGGACGCAGTCATTGACCATCTTCTGGTCATCCCGCAGATTGTCGGCAATGCTCCTGCCGCTTGGATCATCAAGAACCATTTCCCATGGGCAAATATCATACGGCCTGCGCTCATTAACATTTTCATCAACGTAAATTATCTCTCCGTTTACCACTTCAACTAGGCACTCTATCTCATCATCTTCGTTTTGGGCATCGGGCAGGTTAAAGCCAAAGGTTTCATCCAGTGGCGCGCCCATTTCGTGCTGCTCAAAGTCGGTTAAATACTTCTTAGGAACCCGGCCCCAATAGCGCAGTAGGCAGTACGGCGGCTGTTTAGCCAGCTTCTCAAGGGCTGGCTTCTGTGACCCCGTGTCCGAGGACCGTATCGCATCCTTATTTGACGACAATAACCGGTCTATTGCCTCTATGTTAATGTTCTCACGCTCCTTCATCTGCCGGAGCTTATGCGCAGACAGATATTCCCGGTCAATCACGCCCTGCCCTTCGTGGACATTCTCACAGGTCATATCCCTGAAAATGTCCCAAACGCTGCGGTATTCAACGCCCGGGATCCATATCTCATCCCAGTACGGCTCCCAGCGGATTGTCTCCTCCGGCGGCATCATCTGCATCATCTGCTCCATGCCAGGAGGCATCATGTTCTGCTGCCGGTATTTCATTCTGCGTTTCTTTGTCATGGCCGGGGAATTAAGTATTCCGTCACCGTACAATCCCATTGAAAAAAACGCCTTCATAAACCCGCGGTCAGCCCTTCCGTAATTGAGCTGGTCGTATATCTGCTGCTGTTGTTTTTCGGCTGCTTTGGCTGCGTATTCTTCGGGGGAGTCTTTGTCAACGGTAATGCTGAACGGGACCTTACCGCCCTGCATTACGGTATCTGTCAGGATACAGGAGCCGGCCATAACCTTTGCCTTAATGAGCATGACAAACACGTTTGAGCGCCAGTTACTGCTTTTAAAGAGCAGGTCGTTGTCGTCTTTTTTTCGTATATCCTCGCTGTCCCGGCGCTTCCAGTAATCACCGTTTGCGCCCTGGTATGCGTCAATCGCGGCGCGCCAGAACTGCTCCCTCGGCTCGCGGTCCTTACCGAAGTTCACGTAATGGTCCAGCACGAACTCAGCAAGTCCGCTTCCTTTTGTAACCTTAATGTCCCAGCCGAGATTATACGCCATTATTTAGCTGGCCCTTCAGGAGTTGGATAAATGCCTGTGTGCGGGGATCAAGCGCGGTCTGCTGGCCAGACTTAAACCGCGCAACATCACCATAGTTCTGCTGCCCAGGCAGCCGGGAGTAGTCTCCATAAAACGGCTGCTGGCCGGGGAGTCTTTGATTCATGTCAAATGTTGCCTGTCCCGTTGTCTGCGGCGCTCTACCGGGGGCCCATGCAGTTGAACCTGCCGGTGCTATGCGCTGCTGTCCGAAAAAGTTCTGCGCCAGCGGGTTGCCCGGCTGCTGCTGTATACGGTTTTTTATTGTTTCTTTTATGGCTGGAACTCCCGCCGTTCCGTACTGCTTTGCCACGGATTGACGCCCCTGCTGGCTCGTCCACCACGGATTTTGCTGTGGCTGAATGCCCTGCGGTGCTGGTATATTTGCCATTTTCATTACCTTTCCCCCGGAAAAAATAAGAAGCCGCTACTGCCTGTTGCAACAGTAACGGCTTCTTATTTCCGGCGTTATTGACCTGCCTCTGGTCGCGAACCTCGGCAGGTTCAAGGTGTTTACATTACATAAACCTTATCTCTGAATATTCTCGATATGGGAAACGCTCATAACCAGACAAAACGGTCTTGAGCGCCTCTACTGCATTATCCCTGTCGGTCATGGAACGATTAACCATCTGCTCGTACAATTGCGACCCCTTCTTTACTTTTAATTTTCCAGCGTTTGCATACTGCACGATTAATGTTTCCGCGTCGTCCCCGTCCTGCCGGGGGTCTGTTATTGTGACCTGTTTTTTTATAAGCGGTTGCCGTAACAGGTCTCTCCTTATTTGTGCTATCCTCCCTTTATCAGTTCTAATCCAGTAGTTCAAACAAAAATATCCCTCAAGGGAAAAAACTATTTTAGCGGTCAATCCGACATCCCCGGTACTGCCGCACTCCTCTTTTTGTGACCTTGTCGGCATTGCCGGCGGTATCTGCCACCATTCGTCCTGCGTTAAAATGCTGACTACCTTACTGGGTATGGACTGGGCGGCCACCAGAACGAACCCCGGCACTTGCACCCCCATTGGCGGCACAATCGCCCCACGGACATACATGCGCTCCTGGCGCTCGTTTATCTTAACGCCATGAACCATATACCAATACTTAAACAGTATCAGCCCTTTTTTGTGCGGCTCGGTTTTTTGCGGGAGCATTCTACCTCTTTCATCTCACACGCCCACCTTGTTCATGTCAATATCCCCGCGACCACGCGCCATCTTTATCAACCTAACCATAACATACTGCAGCGCATCATGTATGTGGCTAAACCTATTTTTGTCTGGTGTGTCGCGGTATATTCCTGTTGTTCCTATCTCTGAATAACAATATCCGCCGATAAACCCGTTTATGAGCCGAGTACACGAGTTATTTATTAGTAATCCGTGTTCCCTTTGCAGTGCGGTTTCTACGGCCCCTGTCCGGGCGCTAAAATTTTGGTCTGATGATTTCACCAATACCCCACATTCCTTCATTAACTCTGCGTTACTGGTAAACCCACCTTCGCGCACACTATATTTTGCTGCTCCTGCAGGGTCAGCATAATCATCATCATAGATTGCTCCGGGAAATTCCGTATCCAGCGCGGAGACAACCCGTTTTGTAAAATCAACAATATTTTCAACGTCTGAATTAAACTCCCTTAACACATGGACACCGCCATTAGGGGCGAGCTGCACAACAATACAGGCCGGGCAATTACCGCTATTATCCCAACCACGTAATAGATGGTTCCCTGTCTGGATAATCGGCATTATCGCAACATGCTTACTCCTATTAAAGTGTTTATAAACCAGCTTACCTTTGACGATAATCCCCGGGTGTCCCTTAACGTATGTTGCGATCCAGTCGGGATTATCCCGGTAGTCAGCAATGAGGTCATCATAATAACCCTTGCGTAAATTTACTTCATTTTCACGTTCCGGCTGCCAAAAGCCGTGATGTCCTTTGAGTGGCTGTTTTTCTGATAGTGTTCCGGGGATGGGTGTCAGCCACTTAAATTGCCCATACGTTGGGTGCTCAACATCGGGCGGGTTGGTGGTCTCTATCCCAAATCTGACGGGGCATTTTCGCGGGTATCTGCCGATACGGTTTTTAAGCATGTTTTTTATTTCGTCCGCGACCTCAATGCTTTCATCAATCCAGTAGCCGGTGAGTTCTAACGACTTAAACTTTTTAACGTCTTCCGGGCGGTCGCACGACCTAAACATCAACTCAATTTCACACC